GCACTTTTAATACCATCAACAGCCGACTTAAATAAAGCTATACCAGCCAAAGCTGTTGATACGGGTTCCATCTTTCCCTACGAGTACTGAGTTGCTTTTCTTTTGTCACTCATGACAACACCGCACCCTCTAGCAACATTAGGATTGCTAGAGGGCCGCTTTGCCTTAGTAACTGCGGCTCCTCCATTACTCATACTCAAGACTCCACCCGAAGCCTTCCCCTTCTTCTTCTTCTTCTTCTTGCCCCCGGTGCCATAGTTAGCGGCACCTACCTTTCGGCATTTTGCAATTGCGCCCGAGGCATAGGCGCTTGGAAAAACTCTGTAACGAGCTTTTACCTTATGATAACAAGCGTCTTTAGGCATTCTGTCTACTCCTTCTAAGAGACTCTTTACCTTTTCTAAAAATATTTACCACCTGCGTCTTACCCATAACCTTCGCTCTTTGTTCACCTACAGTTAAAATCTGAATCTTTCTAGCGAAAGGCTTTTTTATTTTTTTAACCTTTGCAACAGTGGCTCGAGCGTCAGCCGGAGTTGCAAACTTTATACTCACTGTATCTCTTGGATTCTCATCCGTATATAATCTTCTATCACTTCCCTTTGGCTTTTTACCAGTTCCAACCTTTGGGTCTTTATTTTTTCCCACGCTTTTTTCTCCCGGCGCAGTGCGCTCTTTCACTGAATCCTCTAGGTTTTTTACAGTTTATTGAACGCTTTCGTTTTGAACTCCACTTTTTCTTTTGTGGCGGATTGGATATCTGTTTGCTCATCGAGCCTCGCGAGATTGCCATCGTATGTCCTTCCCGTAAACTCTTCCCACATCGGTCTAATCATAGCATGAAGCTCGTCGATCTTTTCATTGTTAGCGTCGATCTTCACGGCCATTATCGCTACGTTTTTATCCACCTCGATTAAAGTGGACGATATCCAAGTCAGACCAGCAACGCATGCACCAACAAACGCAACGAAAACTGTTCCTGCTACAAACTGAGCATTTAACATTTCCATCTCCGTCTTGCTTGTCTAAGTCTGCTATTAGGATTCTTAGCAGCTTTTGGAAACTTTTTCATTTGTCCGGCGCTTCTAGCGCAGAAAGACTTACGTCTTTTCGCGGCTTTACTACCAGGCTTAACTTTACCAGTGACTGCTGTTTTTAACTTAGATCCCGGATTAGCTCTACGATAAGCCTTAACACCAGCCTCAGTCATTCCCGCCCCAGCTTTAGTGGGACGGAAATTCTTTTTGTTGCGCGGGGGCATCTTTGCGCGTTTACGAGCCATTATTAGTAACTCTTTCCAACCTGCATAATGATGGTGTATGTGTCAGCAGAAGAATGTCCCACAGTTGTGAACATAATGTCTCCTGTTACACCAGAACTTGCAGGATTGGTTAGCCCTCCAAAAGGTGTGTAATCATGGAATCCACTTTGATTCTCTCCAAGCTCAATACAGAAATCATCTGTGCTGGCATCAAATAGAATCTTTACTTTCATCCCGTTACACTGCCACCAAATCTTCTCGATCGTGGCTCTTGTACATGTGCTGCCGTCTATGTTCGCAGACAACGCAGACACGTCAACCTTTTTAACAGCACTCTCACCGCTACCATCTGAGACGTTGGTAAACTTTAAGACTGCTGTTTTTGGGTTATCAACAAGTGTTTGTGATGTTACAGCGTCTGCCATTACAGCCTCCTTAGAATACTGAGTATTCTAGTTCAACAGTAAAACGTCCTGCTGTTGCATCCGCGTTCAGAGTCGTAGTTGCCGCTGCGTACAGATGTGTGCTTGCGATTGGCGCTGTCACATTCGGGACAAAGATATGGTAGTTTCCAGCCGTATCATTGAAGTTGATGTCGATTTCAGTAATAGACTGAGTCGCGCTCAACTGCTCATTGAATGATGTGACGCCAGCACCAACGATCTCTGTTCCCGAAGAAACAGCCGCGTTTGTCGCGGTCCCACTTGTGGCACTAAGTTGAAGACTACCCGCAAGAGTTTGACCCGCCGCTGTTGTGATCCCTATCAAAGCTCTGTGAATAAAAAACTTTGTAGGAGTTACAAGGCCATCTGGTGCATCTGTATTGAGCGTTCCGAGTTCTACGAGAACATCACCGTCAGCATATGCGGTGCTAGTGTCTGTGCCTGCTAGTGTTCCCGCAAATGATTGAATCTTGCGTGTTCCCATTGAAACAAGCTGACCAGTAGCGTTTACAGAGAAACCTGTCTGAGTAATGGCACCAGAAGTTCCGTCTTCATTAATTACTTGAAATCCGTTTTTAGACCGGACGGCACCGGAAAAGGTAGTAGTAGCCATGTACGTCTCCTGTCTTGGCTAGTGTCAGACTCCCAATGAGTCTGTCAGGATAAACACAGCATACACCAAAAGGAGAGAGGCTGCAATTACAACAGCCTCTCCGAGTTTAGGGAGGTATCTCTATGCGTAAGAGATTATTTACGGTAACAGAAAAAAGGGCGACTGAACAGCCGCCCCTTCATCATAGCTTTTAACTAGAGTTTATGCACCCGGTGAGCCAAACACACAACGTGGGTCAGAGAAGCCGAAGCTATAACGCTCACGAGCTTTATAACGCATGTTGCCAGTGTCGAAGTCTGGGTCCATAGCAGTTGCCAATGCCAAACGCTCGAAGTGCTTAAAGCCATTCGGTGTATCAGTCTTAATGAAGAATGCGTCTGTGTCGGTCAAGTAGTCGTTAACTACATAACCTTCAGGAAGCATACCCATTGACTTGATAGCGTTGACATCGTTATCTGCTGTTCCAACCCGTAGGTTCGATACGAGCAGACGCTCTGCAACAAATTGCAGTTGACGTGGGACAATCAGCTTCATTCCACGAAGAGCAATGATCAAGCCGCGCTCATCAACAAATCCAGCGATGCTGATCAATGCGTCTTCCAAAGAAGTCTCATTGAGATCAGCAGCAGTGCTTGGCTCATTGTTGAATGTGCCACCTGATGTCAATGGATGTGATGCATCGCAAAGAGCAACACCATCACCACCAGCAGAAGCACCAGCAGTAAACGCATTGTTCAGGATAGCAGCAGCTTTAACCTGCTTTGTGTGTGCCATAGAACGTGCAAGTGCACGAGTATAGCGTGAAGCCAGACGATCATACAGGTTGTCTTCAACAGCTTCTTCAGTGATTGAGAAAGCCATTGCCACTGTCTCGTGGTTGTAACGAGCAGTGAAAGATTCGTTCGCATCGTCAAATGCTACACCTGCACCTTCCTGTTTAACAGGAGCAGCGCCGAATCCTGACAACATCACCTCTTCTTCAAACGCCCGATCAGATGCCTCGGTGTCGAAGATCTCAGCGTGTTGACCTTCATAACGTCCATATTCCATACCAAAGAGAGCGTTTAGACCCGGCTCTAATTCTTTGGCGAGTTGTGCGCGAGAAATAGCCATATCTACACTCCCTTATGAAATAGCCGCTTCAGAATCAGACTGAAGCAGAGCGTGATTGTTAAGCATCACAATCATAGGAATACCAGCAGCAGTGAAGTCCTCGTTCTCAGGATCATCATGAATGCCCACAATCTTCAGAGGAAGAGAAGCATTAGAAGAATCCAGAGTAGCAACATCAAGCTTTGCACTAGAAATACCTGTGGTTGTGCTACCGCTTGCACCGCTATCGAACTGAGAGTTCTCGAAGATAGCAGCAATCGCAGTTGCGCGATTTGTAAAAGTAGCGTCTGTACAAATAATATAACGCTGAAGCGGGTTGTCATGCACAAATCCGATGATATCGAAGTTTGTGTCTGCACCCGAACCAGGCCATGTATTTGAGAACACTCTTTTACCAGTCACAGATGAAACATATTCACAGCCAGCGAATACACCAACGGGAGCTTGAGTATCTCCGGTAGCAGAACAGATAACGATTTCACCACCGTTATCAGCTTTAACCATTGATCCTTGGAAGATCGCGCTTGCACCACTGTCTATGAAGTATGCATTAGTGCCCTGAGTAGCTGGAGAGCCACCGGGCATATTAATCGGCTTCAAGCCGAAGGCAACATTAGTGTTTGCCATTGCTTACTCCTTATCAAATGTGGGGGTTAATCCTTTGACTTTCCCCCGAATGATACACGACTTTTCCTATCCGAATGAATAGGCATTGAGGGATGTTGTTCCCTCATCAAGTTTTGATCCACGGCATCCATTTGTGTACGGGTCTGCTCCCGGAAGTATTCAGTTCGCTCTTCAACCGTTTCTTCAGGTATTCTAGCCAGCATCAAACCGCCAACTCCTATAACACCCTGATGACTACCCTCTTCGATGATAGGAAATTTACCCTCGAGTTCTGGATATTCATCTGCACGAACGGGTTCCCACCCTTCACGCATCTTTGTAGTCACATTCATCTTGTCATCTTCACCACGAATGGCTGTGCGAATCCAACGATGTTTGTACCCTGCGGGTGCTTCTGGAGCCTCCAGTTTTGATGGAGGTGCCCATGGCTTGCGCCTTTGGGTCTTTGCGCGAGTTTCCGCATCGCGAGGCGTTCTCTTAATAGAATCAGTCATTTTACTACTCCTTGACATACTTTGCATATTCTTCGAGCGGAACATTTAACCTCTTCGCTATCTGAATCTGCGAAGGAGTCAGTTTGACTGTTCTGCGCCCCTTTTTCGTAGACGACTTGGAAGCCGTGGACTCAGCAGAGGCGACTCTGGGTCCTTTGTCTTTAGAGCCTCCAAATTTCTGTGGAAACTCATCACGGACTCTACGGTCAAGCTCAGTATAGTACTCATCTGAAGTTGGGTCAAACCCTTCGTCCTCGATAAGTTGTCTATGAATACCAAAAGCAGCGTAAGTCATTGTTTGATCTTGACCAAACCATTCATTTTTTGCTGCCCATGCTTCAGCTTTTGCGTCAGGTTTAGCCCTTTGTGGTGCAGGCTGTTGCTGTTGTTGCTCCTGTGGAGCGGCTTGTGCGGCAGCAGCTTGTTGCTCCTGTCTCTTCTTAGCATGCTCTACTTGCGCCTCTTCCAACGCAAGCTTGCTCAGATTCTTCTGAGCCTCGAACATCGCATCAGCGTCACCTTCATCATAAGCTTTCTGATACGCCACTTTTGCAGCATCGATTTGAGACTGTATTCGAGTCCCAAACTCTCCAACATACGATTGATCTAACGCACTTAACCGCTCTCTAAGCTCATCATTCTGTTGTTTTACCTTCTGAGCAAACTCGACGGCAGCTATTCTTTGAGCTTCTTCGTCACGATACTTTTGAGTAATCTTGCTTATACGATCACGAACATTCTTTGAATACTGATCAAGCTCTTCCTCTTTATCGTCCTTCTGCCCTTCGTCTTCAGAAGCCTCTTCGACCGTTTCTTGTTCAGCCTGCTCTTCTTGAGTCTCTTCTTCAGTAACCTCTATCTCTTGCCCTTGATCTTCTTCAAGGTCAGCAGACAAATCAGTAGTCTTTTTCGCAGCTTCTGCCATGATCATGCCCCATAATTTTTAACATCGTCAGGATCAACGATGGTTGCGATGACCTCGTCATCATTGATAATACGAACTTCTCCACCCTCAATGTTGAATCTGGATCCAGCGTACCTGCCAATACAAACCCAGTCTCCTTCCTTACACCAAGGATCATTGTCGCCAAACTTATCCCTGTCCTGATAAGCAAGAGGGCCGAGCTTTACCACATAAGCCACCACCGTGGCCCGTGACTCTCGTTCTCTTACTTTGTCAGGAACATAGACGCCACCGTCCGTTTTCTCCTTGCCCATATAAGGCATGACAAGGATCCTCCACCCTGTGGGCTGTGGCATTCTATCTTTTAAGGATTTCTGTTCTGCGTCTTTTTCGGCTTTTTGTTTTGCGGCTCGTTGTGCAAGGACATATTCAGGTACGATCAGTGTCATCGATATACTTCACTTTCTTTAGCAGGGCCTTCATTTCATCAAGAGCATAGGTGACACCCTGTATTTCACCGACCCTTGCTTTGTAGTCTTCCCAGTCCGTTACTCCACCGCTTGTTATCGAAAGACTAATATCATCTACTCTAGTTATCAATATCTTTTGATAATCTTTTATAAAATTTAAAACGTCCATGTCGTCCCCTTGAGTCTAGTTCTGTGTAATTATTATCCACTCCACATTGTTTTCTGAACTTTCGGTTCTAAAATTTCCGACCTTGGTCCAGTCTATTTCATCCAATCCCTCATCAAACACTGTTGTCTGAGAAGGCTCCTCTATTGGTGTTTTGTGGTAGTGATGCATTCCATAGGCAAGTGCGCCTAAGATAAGTAAAGCTTCCATTTTCTCCTCCTAGCTTAATCCCCTAAAGCTTTTTATTAAGTTGATGGTCTAAAAACATTCCCCGAAGTTGTTTGTCTTCTTCTTTCTGCTTCAGCCCGAAGAGGATTGCTTCCGAGTCCTCTTATGGTTGATCCAATACCTGCTATTCCTTCAGCAAGATCTGATAAGCTCGGTAAGCTAAAATCTATTGGTGCTTCCATTCCTGGAATTTGACCAACTACCGCTCTAATACCAGAGCCTCCTGGAAGCTCTCTGGATATTTCTCCAGTCACATCGTCAACGAAAAATCCTTGACGTGTTCCTGGATCCATCAATGCTGATCTAACAGCGTCAGAGTCTATGGCAGCAAGTGCCTCTGGATTTTCACTAAAAAACTGACCTGCTGGAATTGTGCCAACCTGCCTTAAATCAGGAGTAATAGATCTACTCTGTACGCGGTTAACTCCAAAAAGATCTGGGCCTACGGATGACTGTTGTTGATCAGGCGTAGAACCAAACGGATTTATTGTTCCATCAGGATTTTGTGTTGTTCTTCTGCCATCCGGCATAGTTATCTCATTCATCCCGTTTGACATC